GGTTGAGATACCATTAAGGCAGGATCAAGTATTTAGACTTAACGGTCTAACCTTTGACGGTGTAAAGGGGCTAAGTATTCTTGATTACCAGCGCGAAACCATCGGTATGGCGATATCGACAAATAAAAATAGTGCTAAATCCTTCAGTAACGGGGCTAAGTTGTCGGGGATATTGTCTCACCCGACAAGGCTAAAAGACGAAGAAGTCTCTAAGCGAATCCGAGAGAGCTGGGACTCTGCCTTTAGTGGCGATGATGCTTATAAAACGGCGTTGCTGGAAGAGGGTATGACCTGGCAGCAGGTCTCAATGACGAATAAAGATGCACAATATCTTGAAAGTAGAAAGTTTTCAATAGAAGAAATTGCGCGAATATTCAGAATGCCTCCGCATAAGATAGGGCATCTCGAGAAATCTACTAATAATAATATAGAGCATCAGGGGCTTGAGTTTGTCACTGACACAATGATGCCTTGGTTCAAGCGTTGGGAACAATCTATAGCACGAGACTTGATAGGTAAGGATAATAGAAAAAAATACTTTGCTGAATTTCTAGTCGATGGGTTAATGCGCGGAGATTCAGCCGCAAGAGCATCATTTTATCAGACGATGATACAGAATGCGGTCTATTCTCCGAACGAAGTCAGACGAAAAGAAAATGAAAACCCATACAAGGGCGGTGACGTTTATTTCCGCCCAATGAACATGGAGCCAATAGGTACTGAAAATGATATATCACAGCAAAAGAAATAGCAGATCAGCCGAAAGTGTTGCCAAGTTTTGGGGTAAAAGCCTTTCTAGTCGCAAATGGTTTGATATGTCTCAAGATGATAACGGCTCAGCTGTGATTCGTATCAATGACGTTATTGGTTGGCCTTGGATTACTGCCGATGATTTTTTACGAGAGCTAGATACCATAGATGCATCTGATATAACCGTGAAGATAAATTCACCTGGCGGTGATGTCTTTGACGGGACAGCAATATATAACGGAATAAAAGATCATCCAGCAAATGTAACCACTATTGTCGAGGGGCTAGCGGCTTCTATGGGGTCTGTAATAGCATTAGCTGGCGATGAGGTTATCATCTCTGATAGCGGATATTTTATGATTCATCAGCCATGGACTATAATGGGTGGAGATTATAGAGATTTTGAAAAAGAGGCCGAGCTATTAAAGCGCATCGGTTTGAATCTTGGAAAAATATACTCAGATAAGACAGGAAAAAAATCCGGTGAAATATCGTCACTAATGGATGAGGAGTCCTGGTTTATGGGTTCCGAGGCTGTGAATGCTGGTTTTGCTGACAAAACAACGAGCGAATCCGAGAAGGTGAATGCTAATTTTGATGCAGGTATTTATATGCACACCCCTGCCGACTTAAAAAATGAAATAAAATCTGATAAGAATATTCTTTCAGAGCGAGAACTCGAACGAATGCTCACGCGGGATGCTGGGCTTAGTAGGGCGGCTGCAAAGACTTTGTTGTCTCGTGGCTATGCATCTGTAGTTAAGCCGGGCGCTGACACAGATATGGAATTAATCGCGTCAATTGAGGCGCTAAGTAATAAATTAAAAAACTAGGAGACATAAAATGTCTGTTGAAATTAAAAACGCTATTGATAAGCTCGGCACTACCTTTGAGGCCTTCAAGGTTGAAAATGATGCTCGCTTGGCTGAAATTGAGAAAAAAGGACATGCCGATCCACTTTTAACTGAAAAAGTGGACAAAATTAACACTGATTTAGGTGAGGTTTCAGCAATGAAATCACGCCTTGACGCCATTGAGGCATCGAATAATCGTCCTAATGGTGGCGGTATCGACAATAAAGACAAAGAAAAGGCGGCTCACGCCTCTGCTTTTGATTCGTTTTTCCGTAAAGGCCGTGAAGATGGTCTGCGAGAACTTGAAATTCAAGCATCTTTGACAACTCAATCCGATCCAGATGGCGGCTTTATCGTCCCGGAAGAAGTCGACACCATGATTACGCGAGCATTAGGCGTTACATCTGCTATGCGTCGATTGTCTCGTGTTGTTCCTGTTGGGTCTGACAATGGAATTGTACGCGAATCCGGCGGCAACTCAGGGGATGTTAGATGATGGTTCTTTTGATACTGGATCATGGTTAGCGGAAGAGGTTTCTATTGAATTCGGTGAGCAAGAAGGCGCGGCATTCATCACGGGAACAGGCGTTAATAAGCCGCGTGGCATTCTTGGATATTCTGCCGTTGCTAACGCGAGTTATGCGTGGGGAAGTCTTGGTTATATTGCTTCTGGTGCTTCTGGTGCGTTCGTCGCAGCTCCAAACGGCGGTGATTGTCTCATTAATCTTCAGCATGGATTAAAATCAGGTTATCGTGGAAATGCCTCATTCTTAATGAATGACTTATCGTTGGCTGCTGTTCGCCTTCTTAAAGATAGTAACGGTGATTACTTGTGGAGAGCGGGCCTTGAAGCTGGTGCTTCTGAGACTTTGCTTGGAAAGCCTGTTGATATTGATGACACAATGCCTGATTTAGCGGCGAATAGTTATTCAATTGCTTTCGGTGATTTCAATCGCGGTTATGTGATTACGGATCGAATGGGCGCAAGAGTATTGCGTGACCCTTATACCAATAAGCCGTTCGTTCACTTTTACACAACTAAGCGTGTAGGTGGCGGTGTGCAGGATTTCGCAGCAATCAAATTGTTGAAATTCGCAGCAAGTTAATCAATTGCGCAGGCTTTTATTAGTCTGCGCTTTATAAGGAGTTTTAAAAATGCGAGATTTACATAATAGTATTTATTCACCGGGTGCGGCGGTTGTTACTGTTTCAGATACAACGGCAATAGTTTCGCCTATCGTTGATCGGCAGGGTTTTGATAGTGTTGAATTTATCATTGGTGCTGGTACGCTGGCTGATGTAGATGCGACTTTTGTTGTTTTGGTTGAAGAGGGTGACGACTCTGGATTGTCTGACAATTCGGCGGTTGCTGATGCCGACCTGCTAGGAACAGAGGTTCTTGCCGCTTTTACATTTGCCGCAGATCAAGGCGCACGACGTATCGGGTATAATGGGTCAAAACGGTACACACGGTGTACTGTAACGCCTGTTGCTAATAGTGGGTCAGCACCGATTGCAGTTATTCCGGTTTTAGGTCATCCAAACAACGCACCAACGGCTAACCCATAAAGGATAGGCCGGAGCTAATAACTCCGGCTGATTTCTATGAAAGAATATTGCATTATAGAGTCGTTTAGAGGTTCAAATACTGGTGCGATTGTCACTGATTTTAAGGCCGGAACAAAGGCTTTTATGAGTGATGAGCTTGCCAAGGTTGCTTTCGAGGAAAAATATATCCAAGAGATTAAGCCGAAAGTAGCGGTAAAAAATGTAAAGCCAAAGGGTAAAAAGAAACGTAATGCCTAGGTCATTAGTAACAGCAGGTGCAAACCCAATTAGCTTAAAAGAGGCTAAAGATCACTTGCGCGTAAATACTAATGATGACGATTTGATGATTAAAAATCTGATAACGGCAGCAACAACTCAGGCAGAAAACTATACTTGGAGGGGGTTAACAACTCAAACATGGGATATTTTTCACGATACTTTTTCTGATTACGAAATTCCTTTTGGGCAATTACAATCTGTTACCACTGTAAAATATTATGATTCAGATGATTCTCTTCAAACATTAGCAAGCACAGTATACGATGTTGATACAAACACAGACCCAGGGAGAATAACGCTTGCTTATGGTCAGTCGTGGCCTTCGGTGTACAATAAACCTAACGCGATAGAAATTAGGATTATATGCGGGTATGCAGCAGCACCAGAAGCAATAAAAAGCGCGGTTAAAATAAATGTAGAGATGCTATATGGTAATTTATTCGATAACGAGCATTTGCAATTAAAAAGAACGTATGAGTCGTTATTATCACCGTATAGACTGGTTTCATTTTGAAAAGCGGCAGACTAAGGCATAAAATTGTTATACAGCAGCGTGTTGAAACTAAGAATTCGATTGGCGAAGATATAACCGCCTACACTACTTACAAAGAAGTTTGGGCACAGGTTGCGCCATTGTCTAGTAAGGAATACGTATCAAATAACGAGCTTCAGTCGAGCATTACTGGTCGAGTATCGATGCGTTATTTGTCAGGCGTTACAAGTGATATGCGTATTAAGTGGGGATCGAGAATATTTGATATAGTCGGCCCTCCTATTAATACCGATGAAAGAAATAGAGAATTGATTTTGATGGTTGAGGAGCAGCTTTGAGCTTCACGCATAGAATAGAAGGCGGCGAACAATTAGAGGAGTTTTTTAAAGCTTTTCCAATCAAGGCGGAGCGCAAGTTTCTCGTTGCAGGATTGCGCGGGCCAGTTAAACGCATTAAAGCCAGAATAAGAAGAGAAGTTAAATCGAGATTTAAAAAGCACACAGGCGTATTAATGCGAAGCGTAAAGCATAAGTCTGTCAAAGCCAAGTATGGCGCTGGCATTGTTATTGAAATGAGTTCGATTGATGGCGAAACAAGATCAATTAAAACCAAGTTCAAGCGCAGAGAAAAGATTAAATCATTAAAAGCCAAGAAAGCAAAAGGCAAATTTAAAGATGCTTATTATGCTAGGTTTTTAATCAAAGGAACAAAGACGAAAGGCGGCAAACAGAGAATAAAAGGTAATCCTTTTTTGGATGATGCGCTACGTGCTGAGACAGGATCATCAATTAAAGAATTCAACGCTTCATTAATCAAGGCTCTTGAGAAAGAAGCCGCTAAAATGTTGCTTAAATAATGGCTATACGCGCCGCGATCTATTCTAGGCTATCAGGTTACTCGGGATTAACTTCGCTTGTGAGTACGCGCATTAGCACCAAAGAGATTACGCAGAAGACAGTAAAGCCATGTGTTTATTTTGAATTCACTGGAATAGATCGTGTATCAACAATTGATGGTGACTCTGGCATGTGCAATGCTCAGGTAAGAATCATATCGGTGGCAGAAAATACAGCGGCAGCTCTCGAAATAGCAGATCAAGTTAGGGCTGCACTACAGAGGTATTCAGGCACAATTTCCGGTACAGATATTAGAGATATTTTTATAGAAAATGAATACGACGAATACGAAAGCGATACAGATGAGTCGAATATAGAGCAATTTTTTACCATTGGGTACATTGAATAGGAGTTTATTAAGTGGCTAATCATAAAGGGTCAGAAGGAGTAGTAAAGGTTGCAACAGATACGGTTGCAGAGGTCAATGGATGGTCTATCGAAGAATCTGCGGCAACAATCGACGATTCAAATCTAGGTGACACAGTAACGACTATGCAGGTAGGTAGAACGTCGTGGACAGCATCTATTGAGTGTTTTTGGGATGAAACCGACACCGCAGGCCAAGAAACCATGACAATCGGTGCGGCAATCACCTTTAATGGTTATCCTGAAGGTGATACCACAGGCGATCAGTACGCTACAGGCTCGGCTATAATCACTGGGATTTCAATGGGCGGCGCAATTGACGGAATGATTACAAGGTCTTTTACACTACAGGGTAATGGCGCGTTAACATGGGGGACTGCTGCATAATGGATTATATGTCAATTGGGGTAGAGCAGTTTAAAGAAAAGCTATCAAATGAGCCTAAAAAAATCACTGTAGACGAATGGAATATTGATATTTTTTACAAGCCAATGTCATTAAAGCTTAAAGCGGAGCTATGTAAATATATTGACAATCCAATCGAGTACGCTGTTAGGTCATTAATTGCTAGAGCTTTGGATGAAAATTTTAAAAAGATGTATAAGCCTGCAAACTTCACCGAGATGATGCGCCACTTTGACCCTGATGTTGTTGAGAATATCGTGCTTCAGATGGCTAAAGACGAAGGCGAAGATTCAGTAGAGGAAGATGAAAAAAACTAAAAAGCGATCCTGATTTATATGCCGCCTTTGAGCTAGCCGAGATATTAGGAAAGACGGTAGATGTGATTTTAAATATGTCAGTATCGCAGTATTATGGCTGG